CTCTTCGCGGATGCCCTGCGCGTCCCGCCCGCTCAGAATCGGTGGCAGCTCGTTCTCGAATTTTGCGCGCAGCAGCGCGACCGCTTTGCCGACACCGACCAGCCAGTCTCTCCGGACATCGGAGAGCAGAACGTATTCACCTTTGCGGAGCGCGACCTTGAGTTCCCGTTCCTCCACCTCGGCCAGCAGCTTGCGAGCTTTCAGTGCTTCCTCGCTCGTCGTCACCGGCTGGTTGGTCTTCAGCCCGCGCACCCGCACAAACTCGCGCCAGTCGGCCACAGGGAAGCTCCCGTTGGCCAGCGTCGCGGGCGCTCCCTCCAGTTTGCGCCATGCGGTGATCGTGCGGCGCGTGACGCCGAGAAGGTTCGCAAGTTCCACCACGGTCTTCGCGTAGGCCACGCTGTCGGTGCAGCCCGACGCACGGGCTTGGACGCGCGCCCGCTCGGCCACGGTGAGCGTCTTCCCGGCGGCGACCTTCTTCACGATGTTCTTGAAGTCCGCGTCGAGGATGCGCTCGGCCACGTCGGGCGGAATGCCCTCGTTGTTGTCGGTCATGCCGACGCGCCGATTGTCAAAGCCGTTGACACCCGCAGGGTCGGCATGAATCCCGAACCCGCCGACTACTGGCACTGCGCGAAGCTCGTCCTCGGGTTTCTCTTCGTCGTGCTGCTCGGAATGGTGCTCTGCGGGTGCGGAACGATGTGGCGTGTCGAGTATCGCGATCCGCGGTTTGGCGGCGCAGCGGTCGAATTCGCGCTTCCCGCGAAGGAGGGCTACGCGAAGTGAGCACCGCGACGCCCGAACCAGCAGCGCCGCTCGCGGGTGGCATCCCGGTGTTCTGCGCGCACACGGCGCTCGTCGCGGTGGACAAGCTCGTGCCGAACCCGCGCAATCCAAACACGCATCCGCAAAAGCAGATCGAGCTGCTCGCGAAAATCATCAAAGCGCAGGGCTGGCGGAATCCTGTGGTCGTCTCGAAGCGTTCCGGCTTCGTCATCAAAGGACACGGTCGCCTCGACGCCGCGAAGCTGCTCGGTGCCGACACGGTTCCCGCAGACTTTCAGGACTACGAGAACGAAGCAACCGAGTGGGCCGACATGATCGCGGACAACCGCATCGCCGAACTCGCGGAGGCTGATGAGGAGAGTTTGAAGGCGCTGCTCAAAGACCTCGACGGAAAGATCGATCTCGATCTCACCGGCTTCGACGCCGATTCGCTCGACGACATCCTGGAGCGGCTGGAGACGAAGGAAGGCGACGCGACGGTGCCCGCTCCCCCGGTCAATCCGCTCACCAAGCCCGGCGATCTCTACGAGCTTGGCCCGCACCGTCTGCTCTGCGGTGATTCGACGAACGTCGAGGACGTCCGGCGTGTGATGAACGGGCAGCGCGCGATTCTCTTCGCCACCGACCCGCCCTATCTCGTCGGCTACGACGGCACCAATCATCCGGGCACGCGCCCCAAGACGAACACCGACTGGTCGGAAACTTACGGCGCGACGTGGGACGAAGCCGACGATGCCCGCAACTGCGACCTCTACGACCGCTTCATCAAAGCAGCCATCGAGGTGGCCATCGATCCGAACGCCGCGTGGTATTGCTGGCACGCGAGCCGCCGCCAGCGAATGGTCGAGGACGCGTGGGAAAATAACGGCGCGTTCGTCCACCAGCAGATCATCTGGAGCAAACCGAACCGCCCGATCCTCACCCGCTCGTGGTATCTCTGGGCGCATGAGCCGTGTTTCTTCGGCTGGATCAAAGGCAACAAGCCGCCACGCGAATCGTCCGATTACGAGCGCAGCGTCTGGGAAATCGAGGGCATCAATAACGACGAGCGGCCCGATCACCCGACGCCGAAGCCGCTGGAATGCTTCGCCGTCCCGATGCGCCAGCACACGAAACGCGACGACCTTTGCTACGAGCCGTTTTCCGGCAGCGGCACCCAGTTTGTCGCGGGCGATCAACTCGGTCGCCGCGTCTATGGCCTCGAAATCTCGCCCGCGTATTGCGACGTGATCGTGCGCCGCTGGTTCGCGCTCGCGCCCGGACGGCAGATCATCCGCAACGGCGAGGACGTCACAAAGCTGTTCACCGAGGAATCCAAATGACCACGTTCGACGCCCGCACCGAGGCAAACATCAAAACGCTGCGGCCCGCCGCGCAGGAAAAAGCGCGCGAGTTCATGGCTGCGTGTCTCGCCGCCGGCATCACGCTCAAGATCATCAGCGGCACTCGCACCTACGAGGAGCAGAACGCGCTCTACGAGCAGGGCCGCACGAAGCCGGGGAACATCGTCACCAAGGCGCGCGGCGGATACTCGTGGCACAACTTCGGGATCGCGTGGGACGTCGGGATCTTCAACGGTGGGCGCTACTTGGAGGAGTCACCGCTCTACGCGAAGGCCGGCGCGATCGGCGAAAAGCTCGGCCTCGAATGGGGCGGGCGCTGGAAGTTCAGCGACGAGCCGCACTTCCAACTCAAGCTGGGACTGACGCTGGCCGAGTGCCGCGAGCGCGTGGCGAAGGGCCGGGCGATTGTCTGATTGAGCACGCAGTTGAATCCTAGCTACACCATGAGCGCATGGGCCGTTCAATTTCACTCTTCGCCGACTACAAAGGTGAAAACGCGATCACGAATTACTGCGGCTTGATTCTCAAGCTGCTCTATCGCGAGTCGCCTTCCAGCTTCGAGGAGGTTGTCGCAGGGTTGGTTCCAGACTCGCATCCAGTATCGGTCGGGCCGAGCTTTCTCCAGCAGACGAAGAAGCAGAAGAGCATTCCTGATCTGCTCATCCAACAGCGTGCATTCAACATATGGTTCGAGACGAAGCTGGATGACTGGTTTTACAGCCAGCAACTCGAGGAACATATCAAGGGACTGAGTGCGAATGCGGGCACCAACGTGCTGATTGCTCTGTCGAATTTCGAAGGTTCGGATCTGGAATCCAGATTCGCTGCTGACATTCAAAAAGCCGCAGCGGTCAATGTTCACTTTCGGGCGTTGAGCTTTGAGGAATTTGTCGAAGCTCTGGAGCGTGTTCCTTCATCGCAATCCTTCAAAGAGATGCTTGCCGAGTTCGTGGAGTATCTCGACCGCGAGGGCCACCTACCGAAGTGGAAGCACCTGCTCGAAGTGGTTAATTGTGCCGCCACAATTCCTGAAGTTCAGGTGCATGGCGTCTACATCTGTCCCGCTACGGGTGGGGCTTACGCGCATCGGCGCGCCCGCTATCTCGGCACGTATGGCAATAAAACGGTTCCCTCTATTCACGAGGTTCGCGGCGCAGTAGTCGTCGACAAGGGTGGAACGTCTGCGACGTGCATCCACCGAAAGGCCGGAGAAACCGCAACGAAACTCGAAGCCGATGCAATTACAAAGGCGCTCTTGCTGCGTCCTACAGACATCGCCACTGCGCCCATGCAGGTAATTCTCGTTGACCAGGGATTCGCTACGAATTTTCGCAAAGATAGCAGCGGCGGCCTGTTTCAGTCGAAAAAGTATTTCTGGGATATCGCCAAGAAAGTCGGGGCAAAGGATGCCAACGAACTGGCTGACAAACTACGCGACCGGAATTGGAGCGAATTTGAGTAAGTAACGGTTCTCCCGTTGACACACAGCCCTGCACATGGCGCAGGGCCTTTTCATCACCGGCTTCACCGTCGCCGAAGTTCTCCAGATTCAGGCGAAGGCGAAACAAATGCTCATCGAGGGCAAGACGCTCATGTCGTGGAGCGACAGCGGCTCCTCGGCATCGAAGCAATTTCCGATGCCGGTCAAGGAGGTGCTCGACGAGTGCGCGCACGCGCTGCGCGTGCTCGATCCTGAAACCTATGGACGCCGCCGCCGTGTGGCGCAATCGAGCGTCGGCTACATTCCGAAATGAACCGCCTCGCCATTCTCGCGCGGCGGATTCTGCCGCCCATCCTGCTGCCGAAAGCGTGGGCCTCACCCTACGAGTCGGCAAACTACTCGCCCCGGCGCGGACCTGTGCCTGGCGCTTCGCCCGGCGACGCAAAACGCGATCTCTCGCCCGGCGTCCGCAGCGAACTCGTGCGCCGGTCGCGCTACCTCCACAAGAACTCCGGGTTCGTGCGCGAGATGGTCGGCAACATGGCGATCTACTCGACGGGCGACGGCATCAAACCGCAGGCGCAGTCGCCCGACCCGGCGTGGAACCGGCTCGCGGAGGAATACTTCGCGTGGTGGTCGGCGCGCTGCGAGGTCACGCACCGGTTCTCGTTCGAGGAATGCCAGTCGATCATCTGCCGGGCGGTGGATGTGGACGGCGAATACTTCATCCACAAGACCCGCGACGCCGACTCCCGGCCGCTGCTGCAACTCGTGGAATCCCACCGCATCGGCGACAGCGCCGGATCACGGGAAACCGTGGACGGCATCGGCATCGATGCGTTTGGCGCTCCGCTCTTTTACCGGCTGATCGAGGACACGGGCACGCTGCGCGATTTGCCGGCGGAATCCGTGCTTCACGTTTTCGAGCCGGAGTCGGTGACCGCTGTGCGTCAGGCACCGACGATGCAGCACTCGATCAACCACATCCTCGATGAGATCGAATTGCTGGCGCTGGAGAAACACGCCGTCAAAGACAACGCCGACATCGCGCGCGTGCTGAAGACCGAGCGCGGCGAAATCGGCGAGGATGGAGATTTCTCGGTGCCGAGCGACACGCCGCAGGCCGAGACGAGCGACCCGGTGTCGTTGCAGAAGATCGTGGGCGGAAAACTTGTCGCACTCAAACCCAACGAGTCGCTCGACAGCTTCGAGTCCAAGCGGCCTTCGCCGACTTTCACCGGCTTCCTCGATCATCTGCGCCGCGACTCCGCGCTCGGAGTCATCCCTTACGAGTTCGCCGCCGATTCCAGCAAGGTGGGCGGCGCTGGTGTGCGGCTCGTGGTCGCCAAAGCCGACCGCCGCTTTTCCTACCGGCAGCTTATCCTCATCCAGCGGCTCATCCGCCCGGTGTGGGCTTACGTCATCGGCGACGCCATCGTGCGCAGCGAATTGCCGCTCGTGACGAATTGGCATCGTGTGTCTTGCACCACGCCACGCCGCATCACCGTCGATGCCGGACGCGAGGCGCAGCAGAACCGGGCCGACGTTGAGATGGGCCTCAAAACGCTCACCGATCATTACGCCGAACTCGGCGCGGACTTCGGCGAGGAGGTCGAGCGCCGCGCGCAGGATGCGAAGCTCATCCTCGAAACAGCGGCGAAGTATGGCGTGCCCATTGAGATGCTGTGGAAGCCGGTGAACAGCACGCCACTCGCCGCGCCACCAGCGGGCACACCACCCGGCCCTGTTGACACGCCCGCTGCGGCGTGACGCTCGCCGAAACTCTTCTTCTCAAGCAGCCGTGGCTGATCACGCCCGAGGCGCACGCCGCGCTGGTGGCGGCGGGACACGCGTTTTTCGAGTCGCCGGGCAAGCTCACGCCACCGGCAAAATCCAATCTGTTCTCGGTCGAGAACGGCGTGGGTGTCGTGAATCTCACCGGGCCGCTGATTCGCAAACCTGATTTCATCTCCTCGGTCTTGTTCGGCGCGACCGACACTGACGAGGCTATCACTGCCGTCCGCGAAGCCGGGCAGCGCCCGGACGTAGAGGCAGTGTTTCTCGACATCGATTCGCCCGGCGGCAGCGTGAGCGGCACGCCGTAACTGGCGAACGCCGTCGCCGAGGTCTGCGCGCAGAAATACACCTACGCCTTCACCGCCGGCCAAATGTGCTCGGCGGCATACTGGGTCGGCAGTCAGTGCGATGCGGTCTATGCGACGCCGAGCGCGCGAGTCGGCTCCATCGGCGTGCTGCTGCCGGTGCTCGACAGCAGCGAGGCCATGCAACGGCAAGGGCTGAAGGTCGAAGTTTTCGCAGCGGGCAAATTCAAGAGCACCGGGATGCCCGGCGTCCCGCTCACCGATGAACAGCGCGCGTGGCTCCAGTCCGACGTCGAGGAAATCGCGTCGGAATTTCGTTCCGCCGTGCTCGCCCGCGGGCGCAAGGTCACGCCCGACGTGATGGAAGGTCAGACGTTCTCGGCGCGAAAGGCCGCGTATCACTCGCTCATTTCCGGCGTCGTTCCCAGCCGTGCCGACGCCCTCGGCAAACTCCGTTCCCGGCACGTCGCCGGTTGACACGAACTCCACCGCAAAATGAAGACCGTTGACGAACAACTCGAAGAGGCGCTGGCCAAGGCGGCAACCCTCGAAGCAGACGCCAAGGCTGGCGCTGCGCTTCTCACCGAAGCCTCCGCGCAGATCGATACGCTCAAGGTGCAAGTCACCGAACTCAACGCCGACCGCGAGCGGCTCGCCGCTGATCTCACCACTGCGCGCCAGTCCATCGAGTCGCTCTCCATGCGGGCCAAGGAACTCGAAGCGAAGGAGCAAGACCTCGAAAAGCGCGCCTCGCTCCGCGCCGCCCAGATCGTCGCCAGCACCGGCACGCAAGCACCCGCGAAGGTCACGCCGCAGGCCGAGAACGAGATGGCCACGCTCATCGAGCAGTTCAAGGCCATCACCGATCCCGCCGAGCAGACCGCGTTCTGGCGCAAGCTCACGCCCCAGCAGAAGGCCGCAATTCTCAACCACCAATAACCCGTCGCCATGCCCAACACCCTGACCAACGTCAAAGACATCAAGATCGCGCAGTCCGCGCTCCAGCCGTGGATGGCCGGCCTGCTGCCGCTGCGCGCGTTCTCGACGAATTTCTCGCCTGAGCCTGCCGACAAGCTCGACACCGTGCGCGTGCCCGTGGTGGGCGCGCCTTCCGCGTCGAACGATTTCGCAGGCACCTACCTGGAGGGCATCGACTCCTCGATCTCGACGCTCCCGGTGGTGCTCAACCGGCACAAGTTCCAGACCTTCCACGTCACCGCAAAGGAAGCCAGCGAGTCGGCGGTGCCCGTGCTGGAGACTCTGCTCCAGTCCAAAGCCACTCAGCTCGCACAGGACGTCCTGCTCGACGTCTTCTCGGTCATCACTGCCGCCAATTACGGCGCGCCGGTTATTCCCGCGCTCGCCGCGACGGCGTTCGACTACAAGAAGGTGCTAGGCGTGCGCGAAGCCTGCGGCAACGCGAAGATGCCTGCCTCGCAGCGCTCGTTCATCCTCGATGCAGGCTACTACACGAACCTGCTTGCCGATGATGTCGTGGCGAAGAGCTTCAACCTGAATGTCTCCGCGCCCGGCGTGGTCGAGGCTCAGGTCAAACGGCTCGCCGGTTTCGATCTCTACGAGACCATCGTGCTGCCGTCCGATCACCCGGAGAAGCTCGTCGGCTTCGCGGTGCATCCGAGTGCCATCGCGGTCGCCATGCGCTACCTCCAGCCCGTCGCGGAATACGACGAGGCCGGTGCCGTCACCGACCCGGAAACGGGCCTCACTTTCGGCTACCTGCGCTACACCGAGACCAGCTCGAACCGCATCTTCATCACCATCGAGTGCCTCTACGGCTTCGCGGTGGCGATTCCCGCGGGCCTCAAGCGGCTCGTGAAGCCGTAAAACTTCAGTTCGGCTGCGGTTGCTCAAAGCCCTCTCTGCTCACGCGGGGAGGGCTTTCCGTTTATCGCTGGGTAGCTCGCAATCGCTGACGGATTTCCTCGATGATCGTTTCCCGCACCCAAAATCCCGTGGCGCGTAGTTTCACGATACTCTCCTCAAAATCCAAAAGCTGAGTCCGCGCGGCGCGTTCCAAAATGGACAGCGTGCCGGTGATAACGAAGCCCAGCTCGACGGCGGCACTGCGCGCGGCCCGGTCATCCGCCACGACGAGAGAAGCGGACAATTCAAGAGCCAGCGCAAGTGCGGCGCGCTCGCCAGCATCAATCGTGGTAAACTCAGCCAGCCGATCCGTCTCCGCTGCGTTCGGATGAATCTTCAACCAGACCGGTGGGCGATTGGCCCATGCGCGCACGCTCTCGGGCGCACCAGCGGCCTGCAACTCCACCATCACCATTTCGGGCACATGCACTTCGCCGAACAACGCGGCAAGCACACCATCCGCTCCGATCCACGCGAGGTGGCAAAGCGGAGTAGTGTCCGCGACGACGATCATTCACCCACCGGCCCGAGGAGCTTATCCAGAGCCGCCGTATCCGCATCCACCTCATCGCCACTCGTGCCGGGATAGACACCCGCTGCGCCCAGCATTTGCGTCAATGCCAGCCGCTCCATGCCCAGCAATCCAGCCAGCTTGCCGGAAGAAAAACGCCCGGTGCGATACGCATCCGCTGCCCACGCGGCGACGAACTGCTTGGAAACAGTTTCACGCGGCAAGCGGCTTAGCTGCTCGGCAAGCCGATCAGGGATTTCAAGTGTGACCATCATGGTGGCAGTCTAAAGTAAAAGTCAGTTTTAGACAACACCGCATCGGGGCGGCGATTGACACCCTGCGCTGGAGCATGACGCTCCGAGAAGAAAAAGCCGCCGATCTCGCCAACATCCTCGACGTGGTCGGCGAGCCGGTCACTTGGCAGGGTGGCACGTATCAGGCGCTCATCTCCGAACCGACGCTCAGTCAGGAACTCAACGTCGGCGGCTTCACCGAGACGGGCGATTTCACCATCAAAATCATGCGCTCCGCATTCACTGGTGCGAAGCCGCAGATCGGGGAATTGATCGGCTTCCAAAGCCAAGATTACCGCATCACTCGCGTCACAGATCATCCGCAGTTCCCGATGCTCGTGCTGGTCGTGTCCCCTGTGGAATAACGCCATGCTCGACCACGCACTCGAAACTGCATTCCTCGCGCTGTTCCAGTCGGACGGCGCGTTCACCGGGCTTCACTTCTTCACGGGCCACGACGACGAGCAGCGCAAGCTCCCGGCGATGAGCGCGAGCGCGAATTCCGATCCTCTCGCGGGGTCTGCGTCAGTCTTTCGCGGCGAACTCACGCTCGCCGTGGAAAGCGAAGCCAACGACACCACACCCGCGCAGCACGCCGCCCGCGTGGAATTGATGCGGGCGAAGCTCGCGGACAAGGCGGCGGTCATCGCTGCAATCAACGCTGCTGGGCAGATTCATCTCTACGGATATGCGCTCACGGCGACCGATCCCGGCGTCGAGGCCACGAAGTTTCGCACGCCCGTGACGCTCAAGGTTGGCTACGGCGCACCGTGACCCGTTGACACGCCGCCAGCAATCAAATGCCTGCCTCTGACGTTAAATTTGGAATCACGCGCCACGCTGGCACGCTCATCGACTCGGTGGAAACCGACGAGAGCGTGCAGGTCAAGGAACTGCCCGGCAGCAATGGCGAAGTCGCCCGCGTCCACACCTACAAGAAGATGACCGAGGGTTCGGTGAAGGGCCACGGCGCGCTCGCCATCGTGCCCGGCGTCGGCGATCCCGGCGTCTCCGGCCTTGGCGGCGGCGGTGTCACGGTGATCACCAACGTGAAGCACAGCGAGAACAACGAGGACTTCGACGGCTGGGAGTATTCTTTCAAAAATTACCCCACGGCGGAGGCGGTGAACTGACATGGAGAAGGGCGACAAACTTTGCATCGTGCGCGACGCGTCTCCCGACCCGCTCGCCTCGGACATCACCCGGCTCGTCGCCGCGCTCGTGGCCCTCGGCATCCCGCTCGACGCGGAGTGCGGCTACCTCGAAACGCGCGAACTGGTCGAGGGCAACGAGCACCGCGTGGTGACGTGGACGCTCAAGGCCCGCTCGGATTGCGGACGCTACGACACGCGCAAGCTGATCGCGGCGTGGTCGGACGAACAGTGGCTGCGGGCGAACGCCGAGCACCCGCTGGCCTATCTCAAGTGCGGCCTCGGCAATCTGCGACGCATCGAGACGGAGATGCAGACGCGCGCACCGCTCGCGCTCATCCGCAAAGGCAAGCGCATCGCTCTCATCCCGTTCGATGCCACGCCTGAACGCCGTCTGGAACTGCTCACGGAACTCGAAAAATGAACGATCAGGAACGCAGCCAGACGAACATCGACAGCTTCATCGCGCCGGCCTCGGAAGCTGGTGGACTCAAGCTCCGTCCGTTCTCGGCGGGCACACTCACGCTTTGCCGCGCGCTTGGCCTCAAGATGGTCACGGGCGCATCGAAGGAAGAACTCGAAGCTCTCTCCGTGGACGAGAAGCAGCGGCAACTCACAGCGTTCCTCTTCATCCAAGCCGCCCCGCTCGACGTGGTGAAGAAAGCCGCGAAACTCGCGCGCGAAAACCGCGCTGCCTTCGAGGACGAGTATCTTCTCCCGTTCGAGTTGGAATTGCCGGTCGAGGCCATGATGGAGGCGGTGCAGCAGATCGAGGCGAACGTCGAGGCAGTCGCCGCCGCGCAGATCGAAGTCGTGGCGAAGCCGGGCCGTGGCGGAAAGGCCGAGCAGCCGCCCCCAAACTGATCGAGCCGGTGTGGACGGCGAGCTTCGTCTTCACACTGGCGCGAGAAACCGGGTGGTCTGAGCACTTCATCTTTTGGGATCTGCCGCTGGCGCGGCTTCTCCAATACCAGCACTGCGCGCTGCGGACGCATGACGTCTGGACGGTGCCGGTGACGCCGCCCGCCGCCGATCAATTCCAGCAGCTACTCGCCCGCTGGAAACCCGCATGAAGATCGCCTGCAAATTCGACATGACCCGGCTCAAGCGCGCGATGGCGCAGTTGCGGCCGCATGTGAAGAAGTCCGAGCGCGAGCTGGTGGAAACCGCCGCGAAGGGCTTCGTGCGTGACGTCGTCGCGATCACACCGCCCGCGTCGAAGAAGACCGCGGGCAACGCGGTCAAGAAGGTCGGCGAAGCCTCGATTCAGAGCGATCTGGCGAAGATCATGGTCGCCGCGAGCAAGCGCATTGAACGTGCGCTGGAGCAGCCCGAAGCCGTCCACAAGCGGCTGCGGGATCGCCGGACGGGCCGGGTCAATCCGCGCGGGCTGAAAACCAAGATCGCCGTCGAGCGCGCTGCGCTGAAAGCCTACCAGAAGAAGCTGCTCGCGCGCGTGGGCTGGTTGGCAGCGGGCTGGAACGCGGCGGCGGAAAAGCTCGGTGTCAAACTGCCCGCGTGGGTCAAACGTCACGGCTCGTCCTACGGCAACGCCGAGGTCAGCACGGGCGCGAACGGCGTGCGGATCGTCCTGGCGAACGTCGTGAAGTATGTGGGCAACGTCTCGGCCTACGAGCGGCGCGTGCAGACCGCGATCACCTATCAGGCGAAGAAGATGGAGCGGCAGGCGCGGCACCTTTTGACACGCGCGATTCGACGAGCCGGATTCAAATGAGCAAAGCCACCGCCATCTTCGAGGCCGACGACAGCCGCTTGGGAGCCGCGCTCACGCGCATCAACCAGCGGATGCTCGCGTTGCAGGCGCGCATCGCCAAGTTCGCAGTCGCGTTCGTTGCAGTGCGCGCGGCGGCGCGTGTCGTCACCGCTGGTTTCGATCACATGCGACAGGCGCTCGATCTCGGCGGCGAATTGAACGATCTGTCGGCGAACACAGGCGTGGCCGTGGGCGATCTCGTTGTCTTGCAGCAGGAGTTCGCCAACGCCGGAAAATCGGCGGAAGACCTCGGGCCGACGCTGGCCAAGATGACGCGCAGTCTGCAAAGCGGCACCGCCGACGATGCCGTGCGGCGTCTCGGCCTGAGCCTCGATGAACTCAAAGCCAAGACGCCCGCCGAGCAGTTTCGGGCACTGGGCACCGCAATCAACGCGGTCGAGAACCCGTCCGAGCGCGCTGCGGTGGCGATGCAAATTTTCGGCAAGAGCGGCTCGGAGTTGCTCGCAGTGTTTGGCTCGAATGGCTTCGGTGAAGCCTCGCAGC